GCCAACGTATGAGACTAAACCGACGGTACCAGAGCCACGGCTCACGACCGGGAGATTCCGTAAGGAATCCCTCGGCAATAGCGATCTTACACGTTCGGAGGCCTTCCACCACCCCTTCAAAAAGAGGTTGTTCGAGAACTCCAAAAGTGATAAGCGTGACTCAGGCGACGTAGAGTGCAGTGACCGAGGCTTAAGCGGGGTGACATCATGTCCCCCGTAAGCATCGAACCCACAAGACTCGCGAAAAAGGCCAGTGCTAAAAGATTTAGCAGTATTGACCTTCAACTCGAGAATTGAGAGTAAGCGCACTACACTATCGTACCCAGTCTTGGGGATAATAATATCATCCCCATAGACTCGGACGTGGTCACCCCACCGACGCAGTTGAGAATCTAAGCGAGCGGACCCAGGCAAACATGCCAGGGCGACGCAAGCAAAGAAAATCGACTGAACCGGGAAGGTGAGAGCTGAACCCATCGTGCTGAATTTTCGTAAGTACGAAAACTCAATATCGGCCGTTTTTGAACGTCCGATAACACGAGTCCGGCAGGCCTTGAATGCGTTGAGAATCGAAAGATTCGACTTCCAAGCGCGTTCAATAGCCCAGCAGGATAGGCGGTCGCTAGCAGACGATAGATCTATCGTCGCATAACGGCCGTCAAGGGAACCCAGCTCAACCAGAGGATGCGACTGCGACTGATCGTGAAAAGATATAATCTTTCCGCGGAAGACGCGTGGCATCGAATCCTCTATGAACGAACGAACAAGCTGTTGACACCATTGATGATACGAAGGCTCAGAGGCTATAAGCCTAGGAGTTTTCGCAGTCTTTGGAACCAAAATAAGCTTGCTCGGATGCTCATGGTTGATAAAGTGTTTACCTTGCTCCTCCGGGCGGTGCCCGAAGAAGTCAATGGGAAACACAGACTGGAGTTTTTCTGGCCAGTAGTCGAAGAAGAATTTCTCCTCCTTCGCCGTCCTGTCAGAAACAGCACCAGGTCCATTCCTTGTTGCGCTAGAACGGCCCTCACGATGCAGACGACTATTTTCATAGTCAACTACATCGAGCAGGCCGAACTTGGCTGATACGTCTCGACATATTGAATCGAGCCGTTCAAGGAGATAGGCGTCCGACGCAGACAATCGTCCGAGATCGTCCTCAAAGAGGGCGGGACTTGGATCGTCGGCTGTGTCGTAGTACAAGCTGCTAAAGGAAAGCAGACGAGTATCAGCGCTATCAAACAGAGCGTCGTCGTCCCAAGAGAGGGACGGGCGACGCAATGTTTTCTCGATACGTACAAACTCATTGATCGCAGCCTTATTACGGGCTGGGGTACAGTTGAGTGTGATCTTCTTACCTAGACAAAATAATTGTCTAAGAAGAGCGATCGCAGTAGTATCGGGTTCCAACAACAAGGAGCCACTAGAGTCGAAAATGCGCAACCAGAGTCCCTTCATGAATGAAGGCACTCGGGCTCTTTTCGAAGATCCGCCCGAAAGCGGACCTTCTAGAGTAAGGCGCCCCTCCTCCAGGCCCTGTAGAAGTACAGAGTCAAGAGATGGGAGGTCTAGAGTAAAGAACCCTAGACCACGATTCGACACCATGGAGGCGAGTTTTGCTTTATCACGACAAAACTCACCAGCAAGTGGCGGGTACGCCAGAAGAG